TTTGCCGGAGACGGAGAAGGTGATGATCCGGGAGACGAAATCGGAGATGATGACAATGATCCAGGAGACGATGATGATGACAGCGACGATGATGAACAGGAAGAGAATGAAAAGAAATTCTCTCAGAAGGACGTAGATGATGCCGTCAAGAAGCGTCTTGCCAGAGAAAAGAGAAAATGGCAGAAAGATCAGCAGAAGAAAGCTGGAAAGAAACCGAACGGCAAGGTTAAAACCGGAGAGGATAGCAGTAAGGATGACGATGTCGAAACACAGGAACTCCGTGATAAAGCTGCCAAAGCAGATGAGATGGAGATGAAATGGACATGCCTGGAGCATGACGTGGATAAGTCTTGTGTGGATGATGTTCTTGCATTGGCCAGAGTGCACATGGCTAAAGACGAGGATATGGACATCGAGGATGCTATCGATGAGGTATTAAAAAAATACCCGCAGTTTAAAGAATCTTCCAAAGAAAAAGATGAGGAAGAAGATGAAGAGGAAACAAAAAACAGGTCTTGGGGACAAAGGCAGAATGGACGTAGGAAAAAGACATCTGGCGTTGAAGCTGCTTTCTTAAAAAGAAATCCAGGGTTGAAGATTGATTAAGAAAGGAAAAATGTGAAATGAGATATTTAATGTTTTTACAGTTATTTGCGCATGCGCACCAGGAGAGATGGTCTTCTCTGGTAGATGCAAAATTAAGACAGAGTCTTGTAACACGAGATAATTATATTTTTAATACAAATTACGAAGGAACACCGACTGCAGGAAAGGTAAAGATCCCTGTAAGAGATACGGAAGTGACCGTAAAAGCCTACGATAAGGCGACAGGTGTTGATCTGGAAACCGGAAGTACTACTTACATGGATCTGGATATTGATCAGGATATGGCAGTCAATGAGTTGATTGACGGTTACGATGCAGCATCTGTTCCAGATAATCTGGTAGCAGATCGTCTGGATTCTGCCGCTTATTCTCTGGCACTGGACATGGATGAAAAATCTATCAGATTGCTGGAAAAGACTTCCGGCGTCAATGTATGCGCGACTAAAACCGCCGCGACAGAGGAAACAGCATACAAAGAAGTTCTTGCGGCAAAAACATACCTGGCAAGAAAAGGTGTACCAACAGAAGGACGCTGGATGATTTGCTCACCGGAATTTATGGCAACATTGATGATGGACGATCATTTCATTCGTCAGGGAGATCTGTCTCAGCAGATGAAGAACGCAGGAGCAACTGGTGCGATTGCAGGATTCGCTCTGTTTGAATCCGGAAATACGATGTTTGAAGATACAAAGATCGTGGCTTCTAAGAAAACTTCAACGGAATTTATCGCCGGACATCCGAACTGGTGTCATCGTGTGCAGGAGTGGGCAGTGCAGGTACATGCACAGGATCTTTCCGGTTCCGGTAAGTATATTGGCGCATCAGCAGTACAGGGACGTAAGATCTTCGGTATGAAGATTTCTAAGCCACAGACGGTATATGTTAAGAGAACAGAAGTTGCAGCATAAGGAGTTGATCCTAAATGTATGTAGATGAAACATATTATAATGATGTATTCAAAGGGGAGCCGGTAGATTCTGCCGACTTCCCGGCTTTATGCCAGCGTGCTGGAGAAATAATTGAGGAGATGACATTATACAGGTTGACCGAAGAAGGTTTTCAAATGATGTCAGAAATCAAACAGAAGCTTGTGAAGAATGCAGTTTGCGCTCAGATAGAGTATTTGGATGCAAACGGCGGAGCAGAGATGGACATGGGAAATGGAATGTCTGGAGCAACGCTTGGAAAATTTTCATATTCTGGAGCATCTTCGGGCAATGGATCTACGGAGCAATCTATATTTTCACCGAGGGCAGAAAGAATTCTCTGGCCAACCGGATTGACTTATCGAGGAGGTAGCTGTTGATGAGACCGATTCCGAAAAGACTGTTGATTCACACAGCCACCCTGTATCAGCGAGTCAATGTGGATAAGTGGGGAAAGGGCGAACTGAATGGAGGACAGGAACTGTCTAACATCCGGATAGAGCCATCCAAACAGATTATCCGGGATAAGAATAATGCAGAGGTACAGTTGGCTGCTACGCTTTTCTATGACTGTCGCAACAGCAGACCTTCTGATGTTTCTTTTGAAGTTGATCAAGTAGTTGATTTCAACGGTCAGAAACACCAGATAAAAACGGTAGAGACTCTGTATGATAATTTAAAACTGCATCATTACGAGATAGGAATGGTGAGATATGGCAAAGATTAAGACCCGGGTTACATTGCGAACACCACAGGCAGCTGCGTTAATAAAGGCAGCGAGTAACGAGGCACTGACAGATATGGGGCTACAGGCGTTGCAAGATGCATCTAAACATGTTCCACATGACCAAGGAGATCTTGAAGGTAGCGGACTGGACAACAGTGATAAAAAAGCCACAGGCGGTAAATATACGATGCGTTGGCATACTTCATATGCGCAGTATCTATGGAATGGAGACGTGATGTACGGTAATCCGACAGAAAGAAGATATGGACCCAAAAAGATTTCCTTCACATCGGCACTCGCTCATGAAGAATGGGCGAAATATGCAAGAGAGGTATACGGTGAACAGTGGAAGCAAGTGTATCAGGCGGCGCTAAAAAGGAGGATTAAATGATGCTGACAGAATTATTAGAACTAATTGCAGACACCGCAGAGAAGAACTGCAGTCTCGGCACGGAGATTTCCCTGGAAGAGCTTCCGGCAGATGGAGGCATATATGCTGAACTTGGTGAAGGATTCACGGAGTCTGTCAGTTACAACAAGCAGGAAGTCAAGATGATTCCGGTATTATTCCTGTGCCGGCATGCAGATCAGAAACGTTGCTTGGAACAACTGTGTGAGATTGCCGGATATCTGAGTGGATTAAAGAAGTACCCGCAAGGAAAGACATTTTCGTGGCTGGACACAACAGTAGCAAAGGAACCAAGTAAGATAGGGCGAGATGAGGATGGGGTGTATCATTATTCCTGCATCTTGAACTGTAAGATATATTGTTAAGAAAGGGTGATATTATGAAGAACATGGATTTACAGATATTCGCGGAGCCAAATGTCCCAAGTAATCCGATTACTCCGGAAATCAACTATGAGACAGAGGCATTCATCAACACGTCTCCGGCAGAAGGACAGCCTACTTGGGCGTCGCTTGCGAATTTGACAACAAATATGGCGCAGAGCTTAAATGAGGTCATTCAACAGCTTACTTATTACGCCGACAAAGGCTGGGGATCCAGTGAGGTTACAGGTGCACAGCTTACATTAACACTGACAGGCTCAGTGAAGCCGGGTGATGATGCGTGTGATTATATTTTGAGTGATGATGTGATGTACGGACTTGGCGAGAAGAGAAAGACACACATGAAGATTCAGAAGGGCAAGAAAGTAATTATCTGGCCAATCACGTTGGCAAATATTACTCCAGCTTATGGAGATGCGAACAATATCAATTCACTGACTGTGACCATTCATGGTAATGGACGTCCGTCAATCGGTACAACAGCGTAGGGAGGGCACGGCTCTCCCTTTTTAGGAGGTAAAGATCATGGCATATCAGGCAAAACGAAACAAAAGATTTGAGGAAGACTTCGAACTGGTAGATGAAAATGGCGTTGTGCAGCATACATTGAAAGTATCCTTGGATGCAGATGATATGGTCGCAAAGATTAATCGGAAATACACGGCACTGGTCAGAGCGCTTTCAGATGTGCAGGAAATCAAAAGAAAAGAAGCCAGCAACGAACAGCTAAGTGATGCGGTCGAGATGCTTGGAAGAGCAGAAATAGACATGTTTGAAGCCGTATTTGGAGCAGATGGGACAGAGACCATTCAGCAGTTCTACAAAGACCATTATATCGAGATGGCAAAGGAAGTCATCCCATTTATCACCGGAGTTGTTATTCCAAGGCTTACTGAAATCAAGGCGGAGAATAAGAAAGCATTGGTGAGTCAGTATAATCGTGCGAAAAAGAGACGGAGATTCTGGTAATGGGAGTCTTGACAGAGCTTCCGTCCTATCGTATTTGCACAGACAAAGGGAGATTTGACATCAACCCGGCTTTTGATATTATCCTTGAAGTACAGAGGCTGTACAAAGAGGAATCGCTGACGGATTACGAAAAGATTCAACAGGCGTTGAGCATGTTGGTTCGAAACAGGTGGAATCTCAGGTTATTGAAGCCAGCAGAACAGTTGAAGCTCATGCAGGATATCACAAGCAGATATATTGAAGTGGAAAAGCGCCCACAGATTAAGAAGAGTCCAGTTCCGGTATTAGATTTCGAACGGGATGGAGATTACATCTACGCTTCGTTCATGCAGGCGTACCAGATCGATCTGATTGACGAGCAGGGGAAATTACCCTGGAAAAAGTTCTTGTATCTGTTCAATGGATTGCCGGCGGATACAAAAATCAAACAGATTATGCGGATCAGGCAGATGCCGGTTCCGGAATACAATGGCAAGAATTCAAAAGAGATACAGGAAATCAATGAGATGAAATCTTATTATGCTCTTCCGGTGCAAGGCGGAGGAGGACAGTCTGGATTAGATCTATTGTTCCATACATTGGAGGGAATGGCAAAGAGATGATAGCAGACGGAAAGAAAATTAAAAAGGTAGAGTGTCCGCATTGCGGGCATAAACAGAACATATTTTACAAAACAGGAGCCAGTTGCAGAGGGCTCTTTTTTAAGTGCAAAAATCCAAACTGCAGAAAGGAATTTGAAATAAGACTATAACAGC